AAGAAATGTCAAACGCTCCAAGATTCTGCGCTGCGCGTTAAGGCCATGCTTGTCAATTGCGTTTAGATATGCTTCACTAGCACGTAATCGCGGTGGACGTTTATAGGTCATACTGCGCAGGCTACAAACTCGGCGTGTTAAATTATTCTCTGGAATGACTGTCTGGCGCAGAGTTTCAGGACCAAAATAATCACTCACGTAGTTTTCTAAATTGATACCTTCATAGAAGTCCATCAAATAATCACGCTCGCGAGTGCGCTCATCCTCGATATATTTTAATTGTTGTTTTAGTGCGCCTACTAATGCGCCTTCTGATTGATCTTGGATAATTAGCATATTCTACCTTTAAAAGAAATCGATGACACCAGCGTGTCGGTTTTTCATTGGAAACAAATTAGTAAGTAAAAATCTTAAAGCATCGCAGTGATGGTCAAACTTACCATCCTTTTTAGGTTCATGGCGCAGTGTTTGATCTTCACGATGCTCTGGATAATGATAATTTTCGTAGGCTTCAATACTTGCCTTACATTTGGGATTGATAAAAAAGTGAGGATCGCCATTGGCATCCTCAAACCACCTGCGTACATGCGATACTCCAGATACTACATTTCTGGTTACTGCATCACGTTTTATCTTTACGTTTAGGCCATGTTGCTTAAAAACGGCTATATCACTGATTCCTGATTGCAAATTTGTGCCAGATCCTGCTGGATCACCCCATATACCAGTAAATTCGTAGCCAAGTGAGTTAATTTTACGTGCAAACTCCTCTGTACGCGTGTTTTGCAGGTTGACTTCGTCAATCTGGTGTATTTCAGCAAAGTTTTTCTCACGTTTGTGCAACTGAATGATAATCGCTGCCGCATGCCTGAACCCAAAATCCAAACCCATATATACAGGCTTCGATGGATCGTAGGTTACATCCTCACGTATCTGCTTTTCTCTGTCTAGTGGATATACCTTGCCCTGGTAGGACTGAAACTCGCAAAGAAACTCTTGACGATAGGTTTCTTTGGTGAGTGTGCGTTTGAGTTCTTCTATATCATCCTTAAAATATGGGGATAGTGTAGATGGGAATCTCCACGATTCCCAGTCAGGAAACTCAGGATTCTTGCCAAAATTATTGTACAGAGAATGTAAATAGTTAAATCCGCGCGGTGTACTAATAAACAAACACCAACCTTGGCGATCTGCTAGTGTAGGTCTTAGATACATCTCGTATGTATTACGTGGGATAAGTGCTGCTTCATCTATTATTAAATAATCAATGCTTGTATATATTCTGATTGACCTCTCGGTCAACCATCTCCTATTAAGCTATCGACTGCATCAGCCGATTTTATAACTATTTCACTATTTAAGCCTGCGAGCTTCATATAGTATAAATCGCCAGAAATCTCTTTCTTGCTTTCTATTGGCAGTTTCAACTCAGTAATAACAATGCGTTTTACCTCACGTGCAATCTTATTTGCCAGTGAGTAGTTTGGTCCTACAATCCAACCACGTGTGTTGGGAGTGAGCAGCCAAGGCATGATCTCATGCGCTGCCATGTAGGATTTTCCACTGCGTCTTCCCATAAGAAGAACGCGATACCTAGCTTTACTGTTATGAACGGCCAACTGCTGTGGAGTCGGTTGGTATCCCAAAATCCTCCATAGCTTTTGCTTGTTCAGTATTGACTTTATCAATCGGATTATCCTCGAAACCGCACTCTTTTAGCACTGTTTCTAAATTACCTGTCATATCTACGGCGGTTTTATCTGTCATACCAAGATAATTCTTGGCCATGAAGATTTGCATAGCAATTGAGTTGTTTTCCATTGCGCTAACCCACATGGATCTGCGCAGTTTGAATTTCATCTCTTCTTTACCAGCTTCTACCTTTGCTTTGAAGTGTTTGCGTATTGTACCTTCAGACACTTCAAAGTATTTGCCGATTTCGATGTAGTTGCAGCCAAAACTAGCAAGCATTTTTACCTTTTCAGGATCTATTGTCTTTGTTTTTTTATCCATCTTCCTTATTAGAGCTTTCGATGACAGTTTTTATTTTCATTAATGTCCTGCGCCAGTATTCTTTGACTGAGGACTCGGTTATGTCCATTTCCTTTGCAATATCTACAAACGTATGGCCACGTATTCGCTCTTTAAAGACTCGTAGCTCCTGTGGAGACATACGATCATAGAACTGATGCGCTGCGAGTTGTAGATGGCGCAGGGATGGTTCGATCAAACCACTTCGGAAAACTAAAATCATAGTGTGGTAGTAATCTGCGCGGTCGATAGCATGAAGCCACTTGTCAGTGTTGTCATCTGTTAGGTTACTCCAGACTTCTTCCATAGTGGAATTTACGCAGTGGTGTTGACAAAAACGAAGAGGAAAATTTTAAGACGCGATAAGTAGCGAAAATCAAGCTTTGCCTTGGTGTTCCCAAGTCTATTATACATAATGTTTATTATGCGCATATCAAGAATTCTGTAACTTCAACAATATCAACACATAATATTTTACGTAATAATTAAATAATAATATTATGCCTAATTGGCATTGTGCGCCGCTTTCCTTTTTGTTTTTGGTTTGACTCAATATTTTTATTTAAGCAAGTGTTGACAAGTATTAATAATATTAGTATACTTTAGAGCGGAATGAGAGCCGCAGAGAGTAATTAAAACAAATAAAAGAGAGAGTAATAAAATGAAAGATTTAATTCATATTTTTATTATAGTGCAAATATTTGCATTTACTACAATTCAAATACCGATAGTATTTATTTTTATTACTGTATTAAATATAATGCAGTTTATTAGATTTTTTAAAAGAGAGATCAAACAACAAAAAGAGAGAGGTTAAATAATGGAATATTTAAGAGCATTTGAATTAAAACTATTAGCACCAACCAACCACCGCGGAACACGTTTAAAAATAACTGATTTACGCGCAACCAATGCAGATAACACATTATACAAATCAATCATATTAAATTATGATTATAGCTGTAATACTACTACAGATCAAGCGTTGCAATATTTTAAAAAAATAGGAATTAAAATAAATCATCTGATTTGGGATTCTAAAAAAGATCAATTTATTTTAACAACTAATGATTTTATAACACAATTAAAAAAAGAGAGAGGTTAAAAAATGAGTAATTACTTAACAAACACTAACAGCAAAATAAAAAAGACCGCACAAATTAACGGCGTGCGCTTATATGAGTTTAATTTACCAGCAGTTTCAAGCTGTCCATTTGCGGACAGTTGCAAAGCTATTTGTTATGCTGATAAAGGGACGTTCAAATTCCCAAACGTACAGGCAAAATATTTTGCAAACTATGAACTAACAAAAGATATTAATTTATTTATTGAATCAATCCAAAGTGAATTAATAAAAAAACGTGTTGAATTTGTGCGCATTCATTCGAGCGGCGATTTTTACAGCCTTAAATATTTGCGTTCCTGGTTAACTATAGCCGTAAATAATCCGCATATTGTTTTTTATGGATATACAAAAAGCGTACCGTTTTTTAAGTCTGTAACATTACCGCCTAATTTTATTTTTTGCTTTTCTACTGGTGGTAAAATGGATCACTTAATACAAGATAATGATAAAAAAGCGGTGATTTTTGATAATAAAGAGGACCTAAAAAAAGCGCGTTTTATTGATTGCAGCGTAAATGATATGAAAATGATTGCAACTAATAGAATCGGATTAATTAAACACTAAACAAAAAAGAGAGTAAAATAATGATAAAAGCAAAAACAAAAGCACAAAAACAACAAGATCAAACTAAACTGGACCAGGCCGCGCATAAATGCGCAAAATCTGTAAATAATTTTGTTCGTGAGTTGTATGATGGTGAATTTAGGCTAGACTGGATCTACTTTAGCACCATTAATAAAATGCAAGATTCGGACAATAAATATCAAAACGCCAAAAAAACGCAGAAGGAAAAATTTACATTTACTGACTATAAAGAAGACAACACGAATAAAGACTGGAATAATTCAACGCATATAGACAAATATAAATAAAATCCATACTGATGAGCGCGATTAATTACCGCGCGAAATATCGCCGTATTTACGGCGGTATCTATGGAAATTAAAAAAGGTCAAAACATGTTTAAAACACTCGAAAAAATAGCGCATATATATTTGATTATTTGCGTTTTGGTTTGGATGGTCCAGTGTATAAGTATTTGAAAAGATCTTTCTATTTATGTTTAATTTTATTGTTTATTGGATTATTACCAATAAAACACACCAAACAAAATAAAAGATCATTCACAAAAATACATGCTAACTATTTTACTTTCATTCCATTTTTTGCGCTTTATTACGCGTTTAAACTAATAAAAGATGAATTGGAATAGTTAAACCTTACTAAACAAAAAAAGCCGCGCATTTAGCGCGGTTTTTTTTTACCTAAACATATCAAACCTAACAAATAAAGCGCGCGTTTTTGCGCAAATTAAGCATTAAAAATAAAAGCTTTTTTGATCAGTGCGGCCGCTTCAAATACTAGTTTAATTTTGGTTTTTTACTTGGGTTTTTTTATGTTTTCAAATCCTGTTATACATAATCTTTTTTATGCACATATTATTTTTTAATCACTTTTTTTGCATTTTTGCTCGATTTTTGAACATTTTTTTGACTCATATTTGGTTATTATATTTTAGTCAAATGGTAATTTTATATTTTGCACTCAGGGTAATTTTTGTTTTTTGATTTGTCGGTTGCGCCATGACAACTTGGCTCGATTCTTAATTTTCAAAAAACACTTATCAACATTCTTGATTCTGGTATCATGCCACCACTCCAAAACCAGCGCACAATGAGTCTCGCCACGTATGTTTTGAGCAAACTCGCAGTAATTCTCTTTCTTATCCGAAAGTAC